TGAAGCGCTTCGATCCGTCCTCGCGGACGATGGTGTGCAGACGCTCGGTGTCAGTCGGCTCCCGATCCTTGGGCTCCTTCTGCCGGTCGCCCTCGGCCAGCCCCATGACGCACGCGTGCAGCCAGTGGGGATCACCTTCAAGCACGGTCTTCGCATACTCACCCGCGTCGAACTTTGCGAGATAGTGTGCGAGACCACGCAGCTCCAAGCCTTGCTGGTCGGCGCCCAGAGCCACCCACCCGTGCGGCATAGCGGTGCCACACATGAACAGTGCTCTGAACTCGTGACCATACGGCTTCTTGGCCGAGGGCACCTGTCCGAGGTTCGGAAACATATGCGCACCACGAGACGTGATGGTGCCCATCGGGTTGATCACGCCGTGGATACGTCCGTCGTCCTTGACGGAGGCCATGAGGGAGTTGTCGGTGCCACACAGTTGCGACAGTCGCTTCTCGATCATCATGAGTTCACCGAGGCCGTTCATCTCGGGATACCGAGCAACGATGCTTTCGATGACCTCTTCGTCGATCTGTGGCTTTCCACCCTCAGTGAACTTCGACGGCTCCCACCCCTTTTCCAACAACACCTTCGCGATGTGGTCACGGGAGCCCGGGTTGAACTCGACAACCTTCAGCTTGGTGCAAGGGTAGCCCTTGAAGGGCAGCACCATCTTCGTCTTGCCGGTCTTCTCGTTGTAGACAGCCTGCGGCGTCTCGCCGTACTCGCCCCAGTATCCCATCTTCTCGTTGGGCTTCTTCGGATAGAAGATGCTCTTCGTGGGGTCTGGGCTGATCGGGGCGAACCAGTAGCCGTAGTGCTCTTTAAGAGCCTTCTCCAGCTCGTGCTGGCGCTGCGTCAGGTGAGCCTGAAGCTCCCCGGCCGCCCTCAGGTCGAAAGGGACACCCATCTCCTCCATCGAGTTACAGACACGAGCAACACGGTGCTCCAGCTCGATGGCGTCCTGCGAATACTTATCGGGATTGATATGCTTCCACAGTTCGAAGTTGGTGAGATGGTCCTGACCCATGTACTCGAACATGTCTTCGTTGAACTCACCCCAGACGAACCTTGCGATGTCGTCGGGATGTTCGAGACCGTGCTCGCGGGCCTTGGCTTCCATCACGTCCGAGTAGTCACCCTTGGGAATTCCCAAGCGATAACCCCACGCACCGATGGTGTGCTTGCCCTTGTACTTCTTGCCGGGCGGCATCTTGCCTTGCCGGATCAGCTCGTCGTCCGTGGACTTCACGCCGGGATACTTCAGGCGAGCCAAGATCATCGTATCGCGGATGATCACGCCCGGCCTTGGCTTCCACTTGGTGAGCTTGGTAAGCAGCGGGATGTCGTGACGGATGATGTTGTGACCAATGATTTCATCCGCCTCGTCGAGAGCTTCGACGTAGTCCTTGGTCTGGTGAGGCCGGAAGCCAATGTAGCTCTCCGGCCCCTTCTCTACGTCGAGTAATCCCGCACAGTGCAGCTTCGTCGCGTTCGAGACAAAGCCGTTGCTCTCTGTGTCAGTCAGTAGTCTTAGAACGGTGCATCCTCCTCGTCGTTGTTCACTGCGTCACCGCTGGCAGCCTTGAACGGATTGGCGAGCTTGTAGCGCCCGGTGGGGATGTCCCATTCGAGCGTGTCCGCTTCACCTGTGTCTCCTGTGACGCGACACTTGAGCACCCTGAGGACCGCGTAGGCCTTCTTCTCCGGGTTCTGCTGGTCGCGCTCCATTGCGATGACGTTGTACGAGAGCTGTTCGATTGCGGCTGAGCCGCGCAGGTCGTTGAGACTGATGGCTGAACCCTCGTTGAAGTTCTTGCCCTGCGACCGCTTCAGATGGACGATGGCAATCACGCCGCAGCCCGTCTCCTTCACGAAGGAGGCTAGCTTGGTCATGAGGATGTCGATGTCCTTGCGCTCGCCCTCGCTGCCGCTCTCCAGACCGGAGGTGACAATCGAGATGTGGTCGAGCACGATGAAGCTGCAGCCACTCGCCGCCATGTATCGCATCATGGTCAGCAGGCGTTCGCTCTCCAGCGAGCCGAAGTGGTCGTAGAACATCATGCCGTCCCAGACCACGGCAGCGAGAGCAGCGTCCCACGCGTCGTCCGAGAGGCTCTCAGGATCACTGAGGAGCTGCTTCAGAGGGACACCGGCATGCAGCGCGCAGTAAGCGGCCACAGAGGTCTCGTTGTCCTCCTCCAGGTAGATGTTGCCAACCTTCAGTCCGTGATCGGTGCGCATCTGGTACGCGATGTCTCGCGCCAGCGTGCTCTTGCCGATACCGGAGCCTGCAGTGAGCGTGGTTACCTCTGCCGTACGCAATCCCATGAGCTTGTCGTTGAGCCCGGGGAAGCGAAGCACGTAGCCTTTGCGCTTCTTGGTCTTCAAGCGCTCCTTGGTGAACTCACGACCCTCACGGATACCGTCAGGCCGGAACGCCTTGGCGTCCCAGAACGCCTTCACGAGCGGTCCCGGACCGTCCTTGTCGAGCACCTCGTTGGCGTCCTTCCGGCTGAGGGTCATGATCTTGACCTTGCCGGGCGGGAACATCTCGCACGCCTCAGTGAGCGCCTTCTGGCCGGGCTCGTCTCCGTCGAAGCAGAGCACGATACTGTCGAACGCCATCAGCTTGTCGTAGTCGGCCAAGAAGGCCTTCTTGACAGAGCCAGAGCCGTTCGGGAGCGACCCTGTGGGCGTCGTGTACTTGCCGTTCGTCAGCGCCTGATGCACTGACATGCGGTCAATCTCGCCCTCGGTGATGACGACGAACTTGCCCTTGGCAGGCCACGACCACGAGCCGATGACGCCCCCGTTCTTCTTGTACGGGCTGTCGCCAATCCAGCTGAATTGCTTCTTGCTGTCTCGTGTCTTCTGGTCGATCACGCGACCCTGCGCATCCTTGATGTTCTGGATGTGGATGCGCTTGCCGTTCTTGCTCTCACCAATCTGGTAATCACAGGCCCGGCAGGTCTCCTCGGTGATACCTCGGGAGATCAAGCCTTCGTAGTGCCCCTTGATGGGGACGAACGTCTTCTCTTCTTCAACCTCACCGAACTCATTCGGCTTTGGCTTGCTCTTGGTGGCGCCTTCCACTCCGTCCTTGAATTGCTTCTCGCAGACTTGGCAGTAGCTGCCATCGTCGTAGACCGAGAGCCCGTCCGATGATTTACCGCACGGGCACTCTTCGTGGCGAATGAAACCCAAAGGGTTACTTGGCGAGACTGTAGGAGGCGTAGGAGCCGCCGACTTCATCCTTCACCACTTCGGTGACGATGTCGTAGCCCTTGCGGCGCAGCTTCAGGATCACGTCGGACAGACGCGGGATGTGATAGACACCCATCGCCTTCATCTGCGTGATGTTCTTGCCGTCCTTCAGATGCTGGAGGATGACGCGCTGCTGCGGGCCGAGGTTGATGTCAGTGGCGAGGTCCGTGTGGCTCCCTACGGTGAACGTGTCGTCGTTGACCTTCTTCAGCATGTAGTCAGGGATGTACCAGTTGGTGCCGAGACGAACGCCGTCTTCGAAATGCCCGCGACCCTTGGCGTCCTTCTCGCTGAACTGCACGAGTTGCAGGTACCCGCGGCCAGTGTCACCAGTATAGGTCGGGATGATGGTGCCGGTGAGACCGTTGGTCCAGCAGCCGATGTCGATGCTGATGACCTTGTCGCCAACTTTTAACTTGGACTTCGCCATGTCGATCACTTTCTCTTCTTGGAGGGTTTGAGATACGCTTTGATTTCGTCGATCCACTCAGGCGGCACGACCTTCTCGCACCACTTGAAACCGTGGTCCGTCGCCCACTTGGCGTACGTGGTCTTGCTGCCGCTGTAGATTTTCGTTGAGGCGCGACTGAAGATGAACCTGATGTCCAGCTCCGGGTGCTGCTCCTTCAACATGATGAACTTCTGTCGTTCCTTGACAGCAGCGTCCTTACTGCCAACCATCTGCTTGCCCTTGAAGCCCTTGTAGTTGCCACCGAAGGCGCCCTTGGGTTCGAGGATGATGGGGCAGTCTGGGAACGAGAAGTCCGGCAGATACTTCGCCTCTCGTGCAGGAACGACGTAGCGTATCCACTGTGCTTCGTGGGCATACGCTACGCCTTCCTCGTCGAGCTGCTCCGCTACCTGCTTCTCAAGCCCAGATCGAAACGTGGGCTCAAGCGTCAGTGCGGGGGCAGTCATCAGAACGGAATGTCGTCTTCGTCTTCGTCGTCAGCGTCGGAGCTGTCTTCGGAGGCGGACGCATTCTTCTTGGAAGCCGTGAAGCCTTCCTCTTCCTCGAACGGGTTCGCACCACCATTCGTCACCAGCTCCAGAATTTGGTAGCTGTTGAGATACAGGTTGATGCCGCCGCCGAAGCCCGTGTACGGGTTCACGGTGACGTAGTTCTTCGTCACGGTGCCGCCACTGATCTTCGGGAGGTCCTTGTCCGCGATTTCGTTCTTCATCGCGTCGAAGGCGGCGGGCTTGTAGTCCTCACCGCTCGTCACGGTCAGGGTCAGCTCGCCAGTCTTCTTGTCCTTCTTCCACGGCTTCTTGCCGTCCTCCACGTCGAACTTCTTCATCATCTCGTCCAGCCACGCGTCCACTTCGCGGTGGTCCGCGTCGTTGAACTTGAGGTTCGTGATGAAGCGTCGCTTCTCGGCACCGCTCGGGCGGCCCTTCTTGTCAACCGGCTGGTAGACATCGACTTCGTTCAGCTTCGGCCACACGTTGATTGCAGCCGGGAGGACCTTCTTAATCTTCTTAGTCATGAAATGGGTAGTTCAGTCTTTCAGAGTGAGGAGTACGTAGAGGAGCAGTGGGGACATCGCGGCAATTGCGAGCCCCAGCAGCAGCTCGGTTGACATCAGGCGACGAGCGCCTTGATCTTGTCTGCGACGTCGTAAGCGCGCTTGGCAACGTCGCGTGCCGCTGTTGCGTCCAGCGCTGCCGCAAAAGCGACAGCATCGAGCTTCGCAGCTTCGGCGTTCTTGGAGACCACGGCTGCTTCCAGCTTGGCCACGGTATCGGTGAAGGTGGAGATGAGGGCTTCGACGTCGTGCTCGACGACAGCCTCGGCCTTCGCGAAGAGTGCTTTGATCTTGGAGAACATCAGTCGTTCGCTCCAGGTTAGATGTTGACGCGTCGCGTGCAGTGGCCCCACACAATGCCGTCTACGTCGCGACCGCATGTAGGCTTCTTCCACTCACGCAGGGTTGGTTTGGTGTATCCTTGGGGATACTTCGGGGTGCAGGCAGGACCTGCGAGGGCTGACCCAAACGAAAAGAGCGCCACGAGGGCGCCCACTAGCGTCAGTCGCATGTTGTTGGGTCAGTCGAGGACGGAGGGGTCGAGCTTGTAGTAAGACGCAATGAAACGCATCTTCTTCTTCCACACGTCGATGCCTTGGTTGCGCAGCTCGTCGTCATGGGCACCCTGAAGCTCGCGGACGAGCCACTTGTCGGTCTCGTCGATGCCCATGGCCTGCATGACGCGTTCATTGCTGGAAGGCTTGTGCTCCATCGTCGGGTAGTACTTCTCGTCGGGGATCAGATGTCCAGCGGCACACTTGGTGCCGTTCGGACCACGGTAGAAGCACTTACCATCAGGCGAAGCAGCGGCAACACCCTGCGCGAGGAGCTTGGTGGCGACGGTGTTGAAGATTTCTTGACGGGTCAGCATTGGTCGATCCTATTCTGCAAGGCACCCTAAGGCGCCGATGATGAGAACCGCCGCCATGTAGGCGACGAAGAGATGCTCGAACATCAGGCCGCTTTGATCTCGACGTAGTAGGCCCACTGACCCGCCGCGAAGCCCGCTACGTCAGCGCGGGTGCTCACGTTGTAGAAACGCAGGGAGCCATCGGGATCGGCCCAGATACGCTCAGCTTCGACGACGACGGCTTGGGGATAGACGCGCCACTTCTTCATGACGCCCGATACGCCTTCACGAACTCGCGGGTGAACGTGCGCCGCTGGTCCTTGTCCATGTGATACAGGTCGAACTTCACGGGCTGCCCATCGGCGCCGCGCACGGTCACGTCGAACTTCGATGCGCCCATGTGGATGATTGCACGCTCTTTCACTTCAGGTCTCCTTTGGATACGGCTTGCCAGACGCAAGGATTGCGTAGTGGCGGTCGGCCATCTCTTGCTCGGCATCGCGCAGAAACGCTGTGAGCCACGCTGAGCCCTCCCAGAGGAGGATGTCGCGTGTCTCTTCAGGGCTCCAGTTGACGTTGGCGTTCGCAAGCTTCTGGCGGATGTGCTTCGGCAGCTCGTCGTAGGTGGACATAGAGCCTTCCACCACGACGAAGGTTGAGGTGTTATTTCGGCGCGCCAAACTTACCCTCAAGTACGCGAGCCTGCGTGTTGAGCGCGAAGGCGAGAGCCTCGGCCTCACCCAGCTTCAGCTCGGCTGAGATCACGGTCGGCGCCATGCGGATGACGTCGTAGCCTCGGCCTGCCTTGTTCGGCGTGGTGATGTACATGCCTTCCATCAGGCAGCCCTCAGTTGGTCCGCGATGCGGATGTGCCGCGCGTAGGTCTCGTAGTCGCGCTTGCGGTAGGCCTTGAGAGCCTGCGTGGCGTGCCAGTCGGCGGCATTGAGGTTGGTCAGGGGAACGTAGCCGGTCATCCGTGCTTCCTTCGATCATTGAGCCAATCAGCGAGCTGCTGGGCGTGCGGTGTGGGCATCTCGTATTCGGAGATGATGCGGTCCCCCAAAACGACAACAGACCCGCGAGGGGTCTGCTTCGTTGAGTAGAGCTTCGGCTTGAGACCGGGACCTCCGGTGAACCCGTGAGGCCAGTGGTCAGGATTGTAGGCCTGCATCAGTCCTCCAGCTCGGTGCCGGGGATCAGCCAGATGCAGGAGCTGGCAGACAGGCACGCCACATCGCCGTAGCAGATGTAGTCCCCGTCAGCGCAGAATTCGAAGCTGATGTACATCTCAGGCATCAGTCTTCTCCTTGAAGTAGGTCCACGTGCCGGGAGCGAAGGCTGCAGTGATATCGCCGTACTGCTTACCTTCGATGTTGCGGATGAACTTCAGCGTGCCATCCATGAACACGCGGTCGCCTTGGACCTCTTGCGGCCGGCTGCTTTCAGTCAGCGTGACAACGAAGGTCCGCATCAGTGCTTTCCGATCTGTTGCAGCAAGCGGGCTTCCAGCTCTCCAGTGTCCACGCCCTGCGCCTGCAGCTGAGCCCGTGCCGCCTCGGGCACAGGGACGCTGTTGAGGATCGCGGCGCGGAAGATGCGCATCGGGTTGGTGTGTTCACGCGAATGCGTAACGTGCATTGAGTATCTCCTTCAGGTCTAGTGCGCCCTTCTCAGGCACTCCAATGAAACCAGCTTGGGTGAGGTTGTTTTCCAGACGCTCCTGCCCGGCCTCGGTGAGGTCGTGCCTTGCGCTGTCGTACAGCTCCGACATGATGTCGTGCTTTTCGTACATCCGCAGGAACGTCTCGCGGATGATCTTGTTGAACCGAGGAGCGTCACAGGCGAGGCAGCCGAAGCTGTCGTGCACAGTGGCGATGTCGGTGATGCCTTCGTCTGCAGCCGCACACACGGACAACAGAAGATGACTAGCGTCGAGCGAATGGACCACGTTGGGCGCTACACCCGCCGCGCATTTGTCCTTCGCCATCGCCTTCTCGGCACCAGTTGCGATGGTGACCAGAGAGCGGCGCTTGACGCCCTTGTCGTAGCAGAACAGCTCCACCCTCTCGGTGGTGCTCTCGTGGTAGCGGTTGATGCACGGCACGCCTGCTGGAGTGGTCCAGCGGAGCGGCTTGCCTTCGTGAGCCAGCGTCTTGGCAAGGACCTGCATGAACTCCATGGCCTCGGCCGGGAGCTTCACGACGGTCTTGATTGCCTGCAGCGTACGCTTGGCGAGATACCGGCTCATGAGCCGCCACTCGTCCTCGCTGTCACCGAACGGGTGAGCGTCGATTTCCTTCTTGAGCCACTTCAGCTCCAGAGGCTCCATCGTGTCTTCGAAGTGCTGCTCGGACATGCCGAACTCTTTCGAAGAGTAGGAGAACGTCATCACGTTGCGCTTCACCAGCTTACGGTCAACGCCATGGGCCAGCGCGAGCTTCGACAGCTTGGCGTAGGTTGCCGTGGTCTTGCGCTCGGGCTTGTCGTCATCCGGCTTGCCGAACAGCTCCATGTTGTCGCTGTCGTTCTGGATCAGCTCCATGGCGAGGTCAGCGACGACTTGGTAGACGTCGTACGGCTGCGGATCACTCGTGAGGTTGACGAGCTTGCCTTCCGGCGCACGCGTCATCGCACAGAGGTGCTGCAGGCCGTTGCAGGCGCCATCCCAGCTCGTGGGCAGCTGTGTAATGTAGGACGGGCCAGCCGCAATAGCAGAAACGAGTTCGCGACAGGCAGCTAAGAAGAGGAACGGGCTGTCTGCCGTCGTCCAGCCAGTGTTGGCCAGCGGGCGCTTGGCGTAGTCCGTCAGAAGCATCAGGTTGTCCCTGACCCATCGTGCCTTCTCCTTGATTGGTTTCTTGTCGAGGCCGACCTTGTGCTCGTCCTTGAACGCGCCGCAGTTTGCCACATGCACAGCGAGCCAGTAGATGCCCTTGCGGCCGATCCGCTTGCCGTTGTTGAACAGGAAGAGGCTACGCACGCGGTCTTCACGCTGGAAATTGAATTGCGTCATCGCATAAACGCGAGTGCGCCAATCCATATTCATGGGCGTGTGGTAGTGGGCGACAGTTGCCAGACGCAGCGCAATCATCATGTCCTGTTCGAGGAGCATGTTGTCGCTGTCGTTCGTGCGGTTAGCCTTCTTCAGACCTTTGATGGTCTTGGCGAGCAGCTTGCGCTCCTCCACTGACAGAGCTTTGAACTCGTCAGCGTCGAGGCGTGCAGGCACCTCCAGCTTGGTCTTGGACGGCAGGCCCTCAACCTTGATGCCCTTGTTGTAGCATTCGACGATGATGTCGTGCATCCAGGTATTGAGCGTGAACGGCACGGACTGCAGGATGTTCAACGCGCGCAGCGCCGGGGCCATCTGGCCTGACGTGATGGCGTGCTTGGCAGCGCTCACGACATCCTTGTGCCACGTGCGCAGCAGCTGAGCCCGATCCATGGTGCGGTCGTCTTCGTTGACACGCATCACGAACCTGTCCCAGTCCTTCGGCCGCTCAGTGCGCGGCTGATAGACCGGATGCTTGAACACCATCTCGTGGGTGGCAGCTCGGGCCATCTCCATGCCGTCATCGGTGATCTGCCACAGGCGTTCACCTTTGTAGCCCTGAGGCTCGGTCATGAAGAACACGCGAGGCATGGCCTCCAGCAGGATGTTGACACCCCAGTTGCCCGCAGCGAGCAGCATGGGCCGGGACCACTCCTCCATAGTGAAGTTGTTGCCCTCGGCGTCACCCTTCTCAGCGAGCCTCTTAGCGGCCTTCTTGCGCAGCTCCACGGAGCCGTAGCGTTCCTTCACGGCCTTGCCGATCTGGTGAGCCAGCTTCTTGTTGGTCTGGAGGAGCTTGGCGGCCCACAGCTCGTCATTGAGCGCTTGGCCCATGGCGATGAAGACTTCACGCTGGGTGGCGGTGCCCCCGTTGGTTCCGGCGGCACAGCTAAGGCCTACCTGCAGCAGGCACAGGGCGATGACCTCAGCTCCGTGGCCTTCCTTGTCCTTGGCGCCGATCTGGCGCAGCTGGCGTTCCAGCTTGGCTTCGTTGCTGTTGGCCTTGGGGCGGGGTCCGGAGAGCTTCGCAGCCACGGCCTCGGTCACGAGAGCATGATAGGTGTTGGTGATGGTCATACCGCCAAGGGTGGCGCCGAAGCCCACATTGGTGGTCGCTCGGGCGTCCTGCTTGCGCAGCTTGCGGATCGATGCAGCCAGCTCCTCGTGGAAGCCTTGGGTCTCATCAGGGAGTACATTGGTGTCCATCGTGGGACGGTCCTTTCGTGTCGAGCAGGTCAGCGCTTCCTGCTGGTCGTGTGTGGGGAACTCGGGTAAGTCTTTGGAAAGATTGCAAACCAGTGCGAGATTGCGATGGTTTTACGTTCGTCGGAACTTTCGACAGATGTGCTGGATTTGGGGCGCAAAAAGCCCGACCGAAGCCGGGCTCAGGAGTGTCTATAGGCACTCAATTTGCATTTACAAGTGTGAAGATATGTACGGAAGGTTTTGCAGACCGTTGCGTAACCACTCCGCCACGTGGCCCCATTGCTAAGAGGCTGTATCAGCTCGCTTTTCCGATTGCAACCACGTTGCTGTCGGGTTCCATTTCGACCTCCACCCCATGCGTTGGGTTGAGAAAATTGACGGCCTCGACGAGGTCTTCGCTCTCCAGATGGATGTACTGCTGCGTCGTCTTGTAGCTCTTATGTCCCATGAATTGCTGCACTTTTTCCCCTGTCATGTTGTTCTTCGTCAGGTACGTTCCAGCGGCGTGACGCATGCCGTACATCGTGAGCGCCGGGTTCCACCCATACAAATTCCGCGCAGTGTCGAAACGCATGCGGGATCGGCTGTAGTTTGGCCTGTATCCGTTCTGGAAAAGGCCTCGCAAATCCCTCACCAGCTGGGGCGGAACAGGGATGTCACGCGGCGTGTCGGTCTTGGTCTCGTCGAGCTTGATCCAGCCAATCTCTTGACGACGCGCAGTCATCGTTACCTGGAGCATGTGGGGTTCCAGACCCTCGAACTCGGACCACCGCATGCCGCTGGCGCCGAGCGCGCGTACGAGCAGAACCTCGTCGGTCCAGCCCTTGGCCTGATAGTGCTTGATCAGGAGCCCCTGCTGTTCCTGCGTCATGAAGTGGATGCGCGTCTTGACCGTCTCCTGCCACGGGACCACCGGAGGCGTGAACGTGCCGTAGGCCTCAGGGCGCGCCGCAGCCCACGTCAGGACGGCGCTGGCCATGGTCAGGTAGCCGTTGAGCGTGCGGCCGGTCATGTGGCCCGAGGTGTTCCGCTTGGACGCCACAGGGCGTGCCTTGAGGTCGTCCACGAGGGCCTGCAGGTCGGACGTGTTGACACCCTTGGCAGGCTTGTGGCCGATCCGGTCGATCACCCAGTCGAGCCGCTTCTGACCGCTGGGGTCGCGCCCACGCTGCCACGTCGGGTGAACCTTGCGCATGTCGGCGGCAGCCTGCTTGAAGGTGGCCCCGGCTGCTTGGTCGTCCTCAGGATCGGCCCAGCGCCCCGTCTGTCGCGCGTAGGCCTCGTTGGCCTCTGCATCCTTCTTGTTGTCGAAGGCGCGCCGCATGCGCATGTCAGGCTCACCGGGAGCCTTGAACCAGAAGTCAACGCAGTAGCGACCAGTGAGCTTCTTGGTGCGTTGGTCGCGCTCAGCGAAGGCCATAGATAATCCCTCCTATGATGGTGGCCCAGACGATGATTGAGAAGGCGATGCCGAGGATGAGGCCCCAGTTCAGTCGCCTACGAGGTACTCCAGCTTCAGCGCGCGTATCTCGGTCTTGATGAGGTGCACCACCCACGGGTCGAGGTCGGAGCACGAATAGCAGTGGAGCATCACAGTCCGCTTGATGATGTCCCTGTTGAAGCCGTAGAGCCGTCTTGACAGCTCGTCGTATAGGTTCGGGGCTTTGGTCATTCATCGGTCTCCTCGCGCGTAACGGATGAGTGCAATGATTTCGGCAATAGCGGAGGCGATCAACAGACCGCCCATGAGGAACAAGAAGCTATCGAGCATGCATATGGTTCCATGTTGTCGGGATGATGCAACTTGTGCCCGGTTAACACGTAGCAGGGCCTTTGTGGTCCTGCGTTTTTGCTTTAGCGGAGAGCTGTGAGCAGCGCTTGGCGCATGCGTCGGATCAGCGCATGGCCCGTTGTGGTGATCCGCGCGTGGTGGCGCCGCAGGTCGTTCCTGTCGCGCTCCTGAGTGACCAGACCGAAGCCTTGCTCACCCACCCTGTTGCGGTCCCCGATGTCGAGCAGATGGCGCGTCATGACGGT